TTACCCTCTATTGTCAAAAGGGTTCAATTCAACAGCAGCCTCTAAATGACCTGGAGCAAAATGCGCATAACGCATAGTCATTTTTATATCGCTATGCCCCAGTATTTTTTGCAACACAAGAATATTTCCGCCCCGCATCATAAAATGACTGGCAAACGTGTGACGTAGCACATGAGTTAATTGCCCATCAGGAAGCTCGATCTTCGCTCTCTTAATTGCAGCGTCAAAAGCCTCATAACATGGTGAAAATAGCGCTCCTCGTTTTTTAGGAAGCATAGCCTGCAATTGAGGTGAAATCGGTACAGTGCGGTTCTTCTTTCCTTTAGTTTTAACAAATGTGATTCGACCGGGCAGTACTTGAGATTGCTTTAATCCTTCTGCTTCACTCCACCGAGCACCAGTCGCAAGCCCAATACGGACAACAACCCCCAAATCTTTATTCCGTGACTCATCACACGCAATCAGAAGGCGTTCAATCTCATCTACATACAGAAACGCCAGTTCCTTTTCTTCCTCACGAAACTTGCGAATACCAGTCAGGGGGTTTTCACCAGACCACTCCCCAAGGCGCTTCAGTTCGGCAAAAACAGCATGTAGATATGACTGCTCGCGATTAACGGTTGCTTCACTAAGTTTTTTCTTCCCCTTGGGATTCCATTCTCCTGATAGCCTTCTTTCCCGATAAGTAGCAAACATATTTTTGTCAAACTGCGAAGCAAATGGATCTCCCAGCCTGGAACAAATCGCCTCAAGTTTGACTTTGCGCTCTGCACCAGAGGACAAGGTTTTACCGTACATCTCAAACCAACGAGCAATCAACTCAGAAAGACGAGGACCAGAACCATCTTGAAACTCGTCTCCAACTCTACTATTCATTAAACGGCGCTCATAAGAGAGCGCCTCACTTTTTGTCGCAAACTGTTTACGAATGCGTTTTCCCGATGCCCCGTAGGGATAACATTCGCAAAGCCATTTACCTGATGGAATCTTACGAACCGACATTTTAGTTACTTATCACATAAATCAAATGCAGCCTTAGTGACATCCCCCAGACTCTTTTTTAACCCTGGGGCGGCATCATTATCTAGCCAAAATGGATTATTGTTATCTAACGGTAACGCACCAAATGTTTTACCTTTTATTCGAGCCAAACCTGTAAGTGCATATAACTTATTATCGTCAAAATTCATTACATAAGGATTACCATCAAGACACTGTAATTGAACCTCATCAGTATTAAATGGCCACACCCCATTGAAACTCTCACGTTCAATGGTTTTAAAAGGCATTGCGACGGCGGAAAAAGAAAACATAGATAAAAAAGTAACTAATAGTTGAACCTTTTTAACTTTCATATCATTACCTCAATTTAGCTCAAGTAAGATTACAAATTAAAAAACGCTCTAGAAATGACACCGCCTACCAAACCCCCTACGCAGATAAAGAATATTATTTCTTTTGGATAAAGTCGGATTAATTCTGAAGCACGAAGTCGGACTTCTGGTAAGGTCGAACTCTCTGTGTGGCTTGATGCCGATTGTTGCTCTAACCACGACAATGCAGACTGTAACTGAGAACGAGTAAGATCGTTTAAACGTCCTGTACCGAAATTGATATGGCAATACCGCAGAAGTTTTTGTCGAAGTCCACAGTCTTCACTGTTACGTAGTAATAAACTTACAAGAGCCTTACAGGCATCATGATCTTTACATCGCTCAAGCATTGCATGCAGAAAACTCTCCGCTGTTTTATATTGATTTACTGTCATATCATCAATACCAGCTACACCAATCTCCGCATGTACTTTTTGCCAAATAATAAACGCTTCAGTATTGCTAGCTTCTGCAATAGCAGCAACCAAGCTATTTAGCTCCTTACGCTGAGCCTTAAGCAAAGGGCGATCGTCATCATCATTATTCGAAGGGATTGCGATATTGACGGTATGAGAACCATCATATCGCTCTATCTGAATATTCTTTTCGTGAAAATCACGCCCAGCAACGCGATTGTTTGAACCGTTTGAGTTGACGGCCATGTCACCTCCCTACTATCACCTGCCCTTAGTTTCGTTATAGTCACGACCAGCGATACGGTTATTACCACCAGAAATATTTAACTCACGTCCTGATGGCTGAGTTTCCTTTTCACTGATCGCACCTTTTAAAGCCCCAATCACCGCGTTTTTCACATCTAACGAAGCTGCTCGAAAGCGAGTAATCAACTCCTGCTCATCATCGTTATAAGTTTCAGGTGAGTGAATTCCCAACACAACATACTGAACATCAAGGCCAAAACGAGACAGCGCTGCCAAATACGCAGCATCAGGAAAGCTATCTCCTTTCTCATATCTAAGCTGAGTTAGCTTTTTGACTCCACCAATGTCGCTCATGGCAACTTGACTAAGTCCCAATCTTTCCCTTTCCTCACGCAACCGCTGACCAATATCATTTTTCATACAAAAACCTTGACAGGTATCTTTTTTGATACCAAAATGATTTCACGAGCTATTAGATGATCACAATATACCACTATGAAACAAGTTCTTCACGATACCAGATCACGCATTCCGCGTAACACCGCCACAGGTCCAAGACTGGCACTTCGGCTGTCCCTCGAGGAGCGAGCCGTCATTGATGAAATGGCAGCTAAAGAACAACGCTCATCCTCTAACATGGCGCGCATGATCTTCCTTCGCGGCCTAGAACTAACCCAGAAAGAACAAAACAAATCTTCCTGATCAAGAGGCTAGTGGGATGTCAGGTATAACCATCAATATCAATGTGAATGCCCCCTATGTATCCCTGCAGAAATATGCAGAGATAACAGGTATCCCTCTTAATACATGCAAAAAGATGTTGGCTGACGGTCGAATTATTATCCGCCCCAAACGCGCCAAAATGGAAAAGCCTGAAGTAAACCTTGTGGCGATGTTAAAAGACGCTTTGACTAACAGCTAAAACAATGAACAGAGCACCATCATGAAAAAAAACGCTAATAATCCATACTCCAAATTTCGTAATGGCGTAGAACGCCATGTACACCACGTCGCTACCAGTGCATCACGTAGTAACAGTCGCTATAACCTGAACGAGACGCACGCAACACCGGATGGCCACGCTGTAAAACAAATCGGCGAGCATGCCTGGCTGATTGAGAAAGCTGGAATCGTGGTCCACAAATGCCCACGCAATCCGTTTACCGGAAACCGCATTTTTGCTCTAAGCAGTGGCGACAATCAGTTCGGGCAGGATTTCACATTATACGAAGCACTTCGCACGGTTGATCGTCTGCTTCGCGGGCAAAGTTTTATTAAACAGGCTGATTTATAACAGGTGCTTTATGACCAAAGACCATGCACAAGGTGTATTTATCCGTTTTATTGATTTTCGCGGTGAACTGTTATTACGTGCATCCGCTATTGACGGAGTGACTCCGGCGGGTAAAAACGGAGCCGACGAAGCCACTTACGTTTATCTGAACGGCACGCGACTGCTTGTGGAACTTCCGTACCAGACCGTACGAGAAATCATTAGCGAAGCTGAAAAGGCACGCCAGGTTAATGGCGATGAACCCTATATCGAAATTATTTGTATGGATTCAGAAGCTGAAATACAGAAAGCAGATTAAAGGGCGTTGTGATGGGCAAAGAATATAAAACTCTCATTAACAAAGCACTTGAGCGTTTTTATTTTCGCTTAAGTGCATCAGGCGCTCATGCTGAACGTGCGGCCCGTGACTCATTGACCAGAGCAATCCGAAGTCTGTATGACGTAGCTTTTTACGCTGATGATCTGGATGCACTTAACGAACTTTCCGAGCTGATCTGTGCCGCAGAATGCGGGGAACATATTGAACCGTATAAGCTGGGGAATATCGCATGAGTATATTTATCTCATGGCTTGTTCTGATTATTTCGGTGGCCTGCGCTATTGGGATTATGCGAATTATTCATTCAATAAAAAAGATTGAACGCTTTTTCACTGGCGAATAACAGAACAAATAAAACCACAGATTAAATAAGAAAATGTAAAAACAATCCGCATTCGCGGAGGTATTCGCACACGCCAAGGAGGCGTAATGGCAATTAAGCATTTTCCTGTCGTTCGTTTTACCTCCAGAGGGCGGGAATACGAAGTCGACGAACGCCTGATTACCACAATCGACAAACACCGTTCAGAAAAGGATGCACATCACATCTATCTCACTGACGGCACTTACTTCTGCGCCACGAATGTGGTGCGGGTGAACCTTATCCGACAGGTACAGGAGTCACGCAGATGACCATTCTGGACTATATTGCCGCCAATCCGGGGTGTAGCGGTGGAGAAATCGCCGCAGCACTGAATACCCCAACCACAGCCATTAATGCGGAGTTACGCCGACTCTGGCGCAGCGGTTCAGTCATAAGAAAAGAGCGCAAAACAGGCGGTCGCTTTTCTTACCAGATAAACCCGATGCCGTTCGGGTGTGGCAATCCACTTACCAACATGTTTAACCAGCTACTGAAGGAAGCCAGAGCATGAGCGCCATCAACCACAAGGAATTACGCGAACTGGCGACTGACCTGCAACGAATGGCAACGCCTCAAAAATTACTGGCGTTTCGCGCAATGCTCTCGCCGTCTGCTGTGCTGGCGCTGCTGGATGAGCTGGAGCACGCCAGAACCACACCTCTCGCCATTCGCCTGACGCTCCGTCATGAAATCGAGGATTTCTGCGCGACGTTGGAGGCGCCAGGCGAACCGGAAACGCCGGAAGCAATACAGCAAGAGCTGCTGCAACGCATTGACAAGGTTTTTGATTTTTTTCTGAACCACTAAGAAACCAGAACATGCACACACAAAAAAACCGCTTGCCATGCCGCAATCAGTCAGGTTACATTTCCGCTGCACCTCATAAAACGGGTGCCGGGTTTCGCAGCCCGCTGACAAACGTAGCGCACAACCGCGCCAGCGGTTTTTTTGTGCGTACTGTATCGCCACGTCTTTTTCGCATCAGAATTATGGTGGGGCGTACGGGGCCGACTTCGGTCGGGCCGGGTTCTGCGTTTGCCGGTACTGCGAACCTCGTACGTCTCGCCACCCACAGTTTCGCAGCTCTGGATGGTGAGTTTTCAAAACTTACACACGTAGAGGCCACACCATGGCAAACCGCAAACAGCACCGCGCTATCGCGGAGCGTCGTCACATCCAGACTGAAATCAACCGCAGACTTTCCCGCGCATCACGCGTCGCGCAAATCATGCACATCAATATGCTGCATGAGCGTAGCTGCGAACTTTCAAACCTCTATTCATCCGCTGTTTTCAGTTATCTGGCGGATGATCTGCGCGAGCTTCAGCAGCTCATCCAGCAGCAAAACAAACTCCATTAATTCCTGTTCCGGGCCTTTCCTGCACCTTGCGGCGGGAGGCCTTCGCACATCTGTAACAAGAGGATTGCCGCAATGATTCTCGCCAACGACTTTCTTGAATACCTGCTCAACACAGAACGTGATCTTGCCGTTCGCGTGCGTGAACGTTATGACATGTACCTGAAATCCCTGCCTGTACCGCAGCTCGCTGACGGAAAGATTGTTATTGATGGTCGCTACATGATTGACAGCCACGAGGGAAATTACAGGCTTTACCGCATTGAAGGTGGCACCCCGTCCGTTATTGGCATTTACCAGCGCCCATCCTCTGCAATCGTCGATGTGATTGCCGACAGCATCCGCATCACACATCGCCATGCCGACACAGAAGACACCGTGCTGGAAATTCAGCGGCTGGCTACAGTCTGCCGCGACACCCTGAATGGCATAACGAAGTAAATCACTATGACGGCAGAGTACATCAGGGACTGGCAGCAACCGCGCCACGCAGTGGGGCGTGAAGGAACGGGGATCCCCGCTCCTGAATCCGCGCTTTCCTCCTGGCTGGATGCCTACCGGGCAGAGAACGAGCGCTGCCAGGAAATGGCTGATGCGGCGTTCTCCGCCACGCCGCTGGGCAACCTGATTAATAAAAGCCTGGACGCACAGGAAAAACAGGACAAAACCATCACACTGGCAGGAGACGCCAGAAAGCAGGTACGCGGCGCGGTGGATGAAGCCATGGCCTCGCTGCGCCTGCTGCCATCCTATCTGCGCGATCCGCTTATTCGCCACCTCTCCTTCCTGCGCAAAAAACAGGAATCTGACCGCCAGAAAGGTAAAAAGAACCAGCAGGCTGAACGCTACGCGCGCGGGACCCTGCGCAAAATATTCGAACGTCTGGATCGCACTGACGGGCGCTGGCTGACACCGGGTTATCGCTCCCTTGCCGGGCGCGAACGCCTGGACGATTTGCTTTACCTGCCGCAGCTCAACAAGCACCAGATACAGACGCTGGCCACCATGACGGCGGCGATGTTCAGCAGCACCTTCGAAACACTCTGCGATGGCTTTGGTGCCAGAGATGGCGAGCTGACCATGGATGTAATGTTGAAGGCTTACCGGATGCTGGCCCGTATCGCATTACGCCTGCACATCATGCCGCCACATTACGAAGCCCTGAACAAGAGCGATCCGGATACGGAACTGTTACCGGGCGCAATCCTTCGCCTGACCTGTGCGGAATGGTGGAAACGCAAATTGTGGCTGTTACGTTGCGAGTGGAGAGAAGAACAACTCCGCGCCGCCTGTCTGGTTTCCAGAAAAACATCACCCTATCTGAGCCAGGACGCGTTAAGCGAGTTTCGCGCACAGCGCGAGAAAACACGCGATTTCCTGAAAAGTTTCATGCTGGAAAACGAAGACGGGTTCACGATTGATCTCGAGACAGTGTATTACGCGGGAGTAAGTAACCCGGTTCACCGTAAGGCAGAAATGATGGCCACCATGAAGGGGCTGGAACTTCTGGCCGAAGCCCGTGGCGACAAAGCGGTGTTTCTGACTGTCACCTGCCCGTCAAAATACCACGCCACAACAGAGAACGGTCATCCGAATCCCAAATGGAACGGGGCCACCATGCGCGACTCCAGCGATTACCTGGTTAACACGTTTTTTGCGGCGGTCCGCAAGAAACTGAACCGCGACGGCCTGCGCTGGTATGGCATCCGCACGGTGGAGCCTCACCATGACGGCACCGTGCACTGGCATATGATGGTCTTTGCACATCCGGACGAGATTGAAACCATCGTGTCCCACGTCTGCGATATTGCCATTCAGGAAGACCGCCACGAGCTGGGCGATGACATAACTCCGCGTTTTAAGGCGGAGTACGTAGACGGCTCAAAAGGCACACCAACCAGCTACATCGCCACCTACATCGGAAAGAACCTGGACAGCCGCGCCGTGGATGGCATCGACCAGAAAACGGGCAAGCCACGCGTTGACCACGAAACCGGAAAATCAATGGCCGAGAGCGTGGAACGCGCCATCGGCTGGGCGCGCCTTCACCGGGTCCGCCAGTTCCAGTTCTTTGGCATCCCCTCCCGTCAGGTGTGGCGTGAACTCCGCCGCCTTGCCAGCCAGATGGCACGCAACCCGGAAGGCCCGCAACGGCTGAAGGATGACGCAATGGATGCGGTACTCGCTGCCGCTGATGCAGGATGTTTTGCCACCTACATAGAGAAACAGGGCGGCGTACTTGTTCCACGCAAAGACTACCTGATTCGCACCGCCTACGACCTCGCCGATGAGCTGAACGATTACGGCGAACAGAGCGTACAGATTTACGGGATCTGGTCACCACTCATCGGGGAATCCTCCCGTGTGTGCACGCATCCGGATAACTGGAAGCTGGTAAGACGCAAACCGGAAGCGGAAGACAGCGCCCGCGAAAATGGTTTTGACCTTCAGGGCGGCCCTGCCGCCCCTTGGACTCGTGGCAATAACTGTCCCCGTGTACAGGAAACAGGCAACAGCGGGACAGAACAGTCGAAAGAACGGCCAGCACCGTGGCCGCAGCTTCCTGACGGCGTTGAAGTGAACGAATGGATGCGCTCACTGAAACGGCACGAACGCCGGGCGCTGATGCGTTCGCTTCGTGACAAACAGGCAAAAAACAGCAGTGATGAAATGCAGAGCTGGACACAGAGCCGCAAACAGCAGCGGCCTTTGCCTGATAACCACGAATTACTCGCTAAAGAATGGCGGGAGTCTGCCGAATCTCTCGGCCTGCATATCGGTGAACAGCAGACGCAGCACCTGCTACGGGGCGGCAGCCTGTACGTTGACGGCAGCATCATTGCACCGCAGGGATATGAAATTGTACGCAAACCGGATACCCGCCCGGACAGCCGAATCACGCAGCTCTGGCAGCACCTGAGCCGTAATCACGGCGTAAGCAGCACGGAGATCCGCCATAACCCGGTCGCCAGCTATCTGGCACAGCTGGGGGCATCAGACCCCGAAGCCGCCGCACGCCTGGCATCCGCACTTCAGCAGGATCAGAACACCATGAAAACACCCGTTACCGTGCTTTCTGACATGCTGCGCGCCATCCGCGACGCAGAGCACGCACAGAGAATCAGTGAAACCACTGAACGCGCCAGCCGCAAAGCAGACCTGCTGCAGGGTGGCCTGACCAGTGGAAACAAAAAACAGACAGAAACGGGACTCACGAATCCCGTAAATGAGCAAAAAACGCGCAGCGATATATGAAGCGCGCACAAAACAGGCAAAAACGGGATTTCAGAATCCCGTAAACGATTAATTAATCAACATAAGGAAAAGCGACATGAAAATTTGTATCGACGACGGCTCCACCAACATCAAGCTGGCATGGACTGAGAACGGCGAACGCCGCAACGCCATCAGCCCGAACAGCTTCAAGTCGGAATGGTCTGCGCCGTTCGGTGACACGCAGCCCGCGAACTACATGCTTGATGGCGTGCGCTATGGTTTTGATCCGGTCAGCGATCGCTTTGTCCAGACGACCGACACGCAATACCAGTACAGTGATGTGAATGTCATTGCCATTCATCACGCGCTGGTCAAATCAGGCATCACGCCACAGGAGGTGGATGTGGTTGTCACCCTGCCACTGAGCGAGTATTTCGACACAAACGCACAGCCGGACATAGCCAACATCAACCGCAAAAAAGCGAACGTTATGCGCCCGGTGGAGTACCAGAACGGCGAAGCATTCACTATCCGTAACGTGCGGGTTATGCCTGAATCCATTCCGGCTGGCTTTAAGGCACTGGCTGACATGAGTCCGTTTGAATCCCTGCTGATTGTGGATTTGGGCGGAACCACGCTGGATGTGGCAAAGGTTCAGGGGCAGCTGGCAGGTATCAGCCAGGTGTTTTGCGATCCACACGTAGGCGTTTCCCTGATGGCTGATGCCGTGCTGTCGGTGATGGCCACTAACGGTATGCGTACCAGTCACCACATCGCCAATACCATTATTGAGCACCGTCACGATGAAGCCTGGCTGCGCCAGCACATTCACAATGACGCGCATTACAACAGCCTGATGGCGGTTATTCGTGAAAAGGAGGAGACACTGAAACAACGAGTGATCCGCGCGCTGGCGGGTTTTTCCGGTTACGGGCGGGTGATGGTTGTCGGTGGAGGGGCGGAGATTGTGGCACCCGCTATCCGCGAAGCCTGCGGAGTTAATGCGACTTTCATCACGGACGGGGTGCCACATTTTGCTCTGGTTAATGGGCTGTACGCAATGAACAAGGAGTAAACCAATGACGACACCAACCAGAAGAATAAGTTTCTATCTGAAGCCAGCTGCCGTCAAGAACGAAGGAGAAGCATGCGCCTGGCTGGACAGCCTTACACCAGAAGCCCGCAAAAGCGGCCAACGCGTGGCTTTTCTGGCCGGGCTGGCACTTCTGAAGACGAATCCGGCAGAGGCTTACCGACTGGCCGCATGGGCTGATGATGAGATGTTACCTGTGACACAAATCAGCTCAAAAAAGTTTGAAGCACAGTCTGCACCAGTGGCTAAGATAACCAGCCAGATGGCTGGGAATATCCGGGCGTTATTTCCTGAGTAAAAGCATCTGCGCGAAAAATGCTCACATTTATAGAAACAGTATCATTCCATTTGGCGCACTTACTTCAATAATCGATCTGTTAAACAAATAGATTGTCTATTATCTATCGATTAAAACGATCAATTATCTTGACAGTAATGTGCCTTTTTGTAAGATCGTTCGCATTGTGAGCGACAAGATAATTGCGCGGCATTGTCCATGCAAAACGCCCCAATAGCAGCAACTATTGGGGCGTAGAACTCGGTCGGACTCACTTAACCTGATATGCGTGCCTTCCGAAGTAAATCAAAATGTGCGTCGTATATTTTATTGCTTACACGCACCTCTGTAAAGGCACGCATATTTTTCCTATGAGGTAAATAAAGTGCGGGCTAAAACAGGTATTTGCAAGAACCCTCATCGTTATAACCCAACATTTCTGTCTCTCCCTGAATATCAAGGACAAGAAGGTCGGCACAAATGCGCTGCCTGTGCTTTTGAGCTAGGCATAAAAGATGCGCTTGAAGGACGCGCTATGGCTCAGAATGATTTAGTTTTAGCTAACATTCCGTTTAGCCAGGCTGGAACTGTAAGGCACAGAGATGCTTATGAAGCATATGTTCGTGGTTGGCGATTAATACACAGCAACAATTGATATTTTTGAAGCGCCGATAAGGCGCTTTTTTTTGTTTGCACGATAGTGCACAAGTTTGCACAATTTTTTTGAACGACTTTTTGTACTTCCGGCCCGCGTGGCGGCTGGATCCGTCAAGGATCCGTACGTGCACAAAAAACGCGTTTTTTCTACGCGCAGGTGACGGGGGAACAGCCCGCGTTTCAGGGGGTAAATAGCATTCCCTGAACGATGTCGCAGAGATACAACAGAATGGCTGTCTTTCTCACGCTGAGCGTGAAAAAGACGTGAGGGCTTTTGATTTGATGGGGTGGCAGATAAGGCCGTCAAAATCGCACTGAGGCGGCGAGAACATGCAGTCAGCGCGATGGGATTGCGTAAGAACCTGACCGCCGATGATGGCAATAAGCTGGAAGGCGTCGTGAAATTATCTGATTGATACAGGAGCTGGAGAGTCGGGGCATAAATTTTTTATGCCCCGGCGAAGCAGCAGACAAGCGAAGCGCGTCAGGATGTGGGCGGGGTGTCTAACAGTGCGTAAGGGTTAAAGCGGATCACCTCTTCGCCAAGCCAGTCATTGATGTGCTTCATGGCCTCCATAACGGGCATCAGCTCGTTAATTGCATAAACCCGCGCGGCCTTCTCCACATCACCAAACGCACTTTTTTCGCCCGGCATCGCCCCCATCAGTTGCGGCGGAACACGGTGCGCAGCCAGCACATCATCACGGGACGCCGCCTTAACATTCATGAACTCATCTTTTGCGGTGATCTGCTGGAACGGCAAAATTTGCACCCCCTCTTTGCCCCCGTTGGGCGCATGAATGAGCACGTTTTTAAACGCACCACCACCACGTGCCCCCTGTAGCGTTTCTTTCAGGGAGTCCATGCTTTCACGGTTTACCTGCGCTGCACCGATGTAGATGATGCATCCGGCGTGGGATCCGTTGTCGTAATACAGTTTTCTGAACATGTCCGCCGAATGAGACAGGCTGGCCGAGAGTAATGCGCCGAGATATTCCGGCATGCCGTAGATTTCCTGGTTAATATCCGGGTTCATCAGGTGGCACACTTTGCCAGGGCGAAACTGAAACGCGTCCTTGCCATCCTGCACATACCACCATGATTCAAGATCGCTTCCGCGTCGCATGTATTTCGCCAGGGCGTGCCGTAATTTAAGCGGTTCGCCGAGCATATTGCTCCGAAGCTCAAGGAATGCGTTACCGAACACAAACCAGTCCAGCGCCAGCGCCGAGAAATCCTGCCGGGAAAGCAGCGGGTGCGGGATGTAGCACCCGAGCAATACATTGCGCTTAAAGTAAAGCGCAGACTGATGCCAGGACGTTTGCCGGGCGGCTCTTGCCAGACCGTACCAGTCCACCGGGGTTTCATACCACCGCCCGTTATCAGCACAGTACATATTGTCCAGCAGGTCATGCCCGGTCAGGCGATAAGGACCATCAAATGTGAATGCACTGAGCGATGATTCTTTCCTGAGCGCATCAGCGAGATCAATGCGTGAACTCATGCGCACTTTTTTATTTTTTCTGCTCATCAGAATTCCATAACCGTAAAACGCTCGTTTTCCCCTTCGCCGCCAATTGGTTCGTTAATGACAGCAAGCATGGTTGCCCACGCAAGGTCGCCGTGGCTGATCCCCCTCGCACGGTCCGTTTCGTAAGTGATAAAGCCGCCCGGTGTTTTCACCTTACGCACGGCGTTAAAGGCCGCGACCAGCTCGCGTTCGGCGCGATCGTATTCCCACCGCCCGGCACGCATTATTTGCAGCATTTTCAGTACCAGCGACCGTTTTGATGACAGCGTGAAGGTGTACGGAATAGCGGCAGGGAAAAACCGTTTCACTATCTGATAAACAGCCTCCCCGTTCCCGCCCGTCACATCAATGCCGATGTGTTCCACGTTGTAGCGACACGTGAACTCTTCAATGACTCTGGCCTGTTCTTCAAACTCCAGCCCCTGAACGCGTCGCGTCTCCACCGTTCGAAAACGGCCTCCAGGAACAGCCGGAGGAACCACCACGGACACAGCGCCGCTGTCGCCGTTTCCACTGCTGCCGTTTGCGTCATACCCAATCCATACCGGACGATTCCCCATCGGGCGGGGAGCAAAAGGTTTCCAGTCTTTCCAGTCGTCGTATCCGTCAACGCCGCAGCCAATCAGGATATTCAGGTTAAATGCCGATTCCCCTTCGCGGACAAACTCACACATATAGAGATTGCGGAACTCGTCTTCGGTGTTTTCATCACGAATTTCGTCAATATCGGTGTGTTTCCAGCCGTGATTAACCACATCTTCCAGCGTGACAATTTGCCGCCACGTCCGGTCAGGGCAGATAAGCCCGTTATGCAGCGTTTTCCAGTCCACAGAAAAACGCTGGCGTTTATGCGTGGCCTTTTTCTCGTTCCAGCGGTCGCCATTCCAGTAGGCGTATGCCTCGTGCGTTTCGGTGGATGGCGTGGAGAAGTAGGTGCGCCGCAGTCCGCTGAGGGTTGCCATAGCGCCAGCCACCTTGCGCAGTTCAGCAAAGCGACTGACCCAGAAAAATTCATCAAAATAAAAATTGCCCGTGTAGGACTGTGCCGTCGCAGCAGAAGTACCAAGAAAATGCAGCTCTGCGCCGTTGGAGAGGATGATTTTATCGCCCCCTTTCAGCTCCACATCAACTTCAGATGCAGCCTTCTGAATAATGCTTTTAAACTGGAACGCCTGACGACGCGACGCAGACAAAAAAATCTGGTTACGCTGGTAAGGTTGCGCCACATCGTCACGCAGCGCCATCAGCAGTGCTTCCTGTGCAAAATACCATGTTGCTCCAATCTGTCGGGATTTCAGGATCATCCTGTTACGTATCCCGGCTTCCCTGCAAAGGGTCAGAGAGTCAAACCAGCCCCGCTGATGCCACTCCAGCCTGCTGATGATTTTTTCCCGCAGTGCGGCAATCTGTTCCGGCGTGAAATGATTTTTGAGTTTTTTCGCCCGGCTTTTCTTTCCTGTGGCCGTCGCATCCGGCTGGCCATCATGCAGTTTTTTAAGCTGCCGGGTCAGCAGGTCTATTTCCTTGAAGTCACCACCTGTTTTATTCTGTTTTTCAGTAAGCTGGATGAGGCGCGCATCGATGGACTGCGTGACACGCTGCACGGGTGGTGTTTCATCCCACTGGTCGCGTTTTTTCCACGCATAAATCGTGTTCGGGTTTATTCCCATCAGACGTGATATTTCTGCGGGCGGATAACCCTGCCAGTAAAGTTGCCGCGCACGCTGGCGCACAAAAGCGTCCTGAATCATTGCTCCCCCTGAGTAATTACAGGAAGATTACCCGCGCGCGAAACCGTTCTCCTTAACCCCCTGTTCTGGCCGTTTTCTTACAACAAAAGCCCTTTGTATCAGCCTGTTACGCTTTGCCATCATGACTGAAGAACCAGTCAGAGGGGCAAAAACTATGACTAATGAAAAAAAGACATCCCGCAAAAAGTTTCGCGTGGCTGTCTCCGGTGTGACGGCAGACGGGCGCGAAATCAACGGCGACATGCTGAAAGCTGCCGCCACCAGTTATAACCCGTCCGTTTATGGTGCACGTGTGAATATTGAGCACATCCTGTCACCACTCCCCGGCAGCGAGTTTTCCGCTATGGGCGATGTTGTGGGGTTGAGCACCGAAGACATAACCGATGGCCCGCTGGCAGGCCGCACGGCACTGTATGCCGAAATTGAGCCGACCGCTCGCATGATGTCCCTGCTTAACGATGGTAAAAAAATTTACTCCAGTATTGAGCTGGAACCACAGTCAACCATCACGGGAGGCCCTTACCTGCGCGGGCTGGCAATGACCGACACCCCCGCCAGCCTGGGCACGGAACGTCTGGCCTTTGCGGCACAACAACGTATGCAACTGATGACATTCAACTGTCAGCAGGGAGACGTGGCGATGTTTACCGCCGCTATGGAGTCAGAACTTATCGAACTCACCGAACAACGTCAGGAAGAAGGCACCCAGTGGTTTAACCGCGTTATGGGGATTATTGGCCGTGGCCGCAAAGCGGATGACGCCAGTTTCTCCCGTATTCAGGAAGCGGTGGAAGGTGTCGCAACATCACAGGCCGACATTATCGACCGTTTTAATGCACTGGAAACCCGCCATCAGCAGGACAGCCAGAAAATCACTTCGCTGACCACAGAGCTGACAGCACTGAAGGAAAAACTGCGCACGCAGGACGGCGATCCGCAGAACCGGTTCACCGCAACGGGCGCAGCCTCCGACCAGCTGGCTGACTTCTGATAAGACAAAGGAGCAAATTTTTTATGAATCTGGTGATGTCAGATAATGCCCGTAACAAGCTGGGCTGCTACATGACGCGACAGGCGTCGATTAACAATATCCCGGTTTCTGGACTGGTATCGCGATTTACCGTGGAACCCGCGGTGCAGCAGCGTTTTGAAAACGCCTCAAAGGATAGCACCGAACTTACAAAAAAAATTAACGTGATCGGTGTGACCGACCAGAAAGGCGAAAAAGTCCTCATGGACACCACCGGGCCGATTGCGCGCACAAATACCAGTTATGACGGCACAGATCGCCGCAACCCGATTAACGCTGTCGACCTGAAGTCCCGTCAGTACCAGTGTGAGCAGGTGAACTACGACACGTTTATTTCGTATCCGCAGCTTGATGCCTGGGCGGCGCACAATGACTTCCAGACCCGCATCAGCGCACAGATTGCCCGACAGGTGGCGCTTGACCGCATCATGATCGGCTTTAACGGCACGTCACACGCGGAAAAATCCAACTTCAGCACCAACAAGCTGCTTCAGGACGTTAACGTGGGGTGGCTGGAGCACATCAGAACCAATGCCAGCGCGCGCGTAATGAATGACGTGACGCTGACCTCCCGCAACATGGACAACACCGTGGCGCACGCGGGTAAGTATGCGAATGCTGATGCACTGGTTCAGGACGCACGCTCATCCCTGCTGGATGAATGGCACAAGGAAGCTGACGACCTCGTGGTGATTATGGGGCGCAACCTGTTTAACTCGCTGCGTCTGCCCGTGCTGAACAGCATCAGCGGCCAGAATCCCAATGCGGAATTACTCGCCGGGCAGCTCATCCTGTCATCGCGCACCATTGGCGGGCTGGGTGTGTTCCTTGCGCCGTTCTTCCCGGATGCAACGATGCTGATCACCTCGTTCAACAACCTGTCGATTTACTGGCAGAAAGGTTCAATGCGTCGCCTGATGAAAGACGAGCCGGAATACAACCGCATCGCCACCTACCAGTCCATCAATGACGCTTATGTCGTTGAAGACTATGGCAAGTGCGCGATGGTCACTGGCCTGAAGTTCGCCGACAGCTAATCAACTCACGGCGGGCATCATGCCCGCCTGTAACGGAGAGAAACAATGATTACTCCTGCACAGCAACACTGGCAGAACGTGATGGCACAGCGCGCAGGCCGGGCGAATGAAGGCGTGGACCACGCCGCGCGTACCGCGCATGAAGAGGTGCTGTATCGTCTGCGTCTGGCACAGGCCCGGCTTAAGGGCGTACAGGCCAGAAGCGCGAAAGCCGCCATCAAAAAAGAGTTGTTGCCGGATTTTTCCGGCTGGATTGAGGGAACGTTGGAGGCTGACGGCGGGCAGCAGGATGAAGTGATTGCCACGCTGATGGTGTGGGCGATTGACTGCGGCGATCTTCCGCTGGCGTTGCGTATTGGTGCGTATGTGGTCCGTCATAACCTCATTATGCCGGATAACTTTGGCCGTACTGCTGCCACAGTGCTGACCGAAGAAATCTGCAACCCGGTACTGACGCAGGCCGGGACGGATGCCGACGCGGATTTGTCCGCCTTTATCAAACCACTGGATACCCTCCGGGAGATTGTCACCGACCAGGACATGCCGGACGAAGTGCGCGCCAAATTATGCAAGGCGTGCGCCTTTGCCCGCCGTGGCCTGAGCGATGCGGACAGCATGGCACTGTCACTGAAGCTGCTGCGCGAAGCAATGCACCTGAACCCGAACGCAGGTGTGAAACGCGAGATTGCAACCCTTTCCCGCGCCCTGAAAAAAGCCGATTCCGCAGCCGCACCAGAAGACGCCAGCGCACAGCAGGCGCAGGACGAAAGCAGCAAAAGTAAAAAGACAACGCGGAAGCCTGCAACACGAAAAACCACCGCGACGCAGAAGGCGAAGCGCGGTTAACGACTGACCCCGTCAGCGGGCGGCGTGCGCGGTGTTCCGGTTTGACTCCGTGACCGTTTACACCGCGCACCCACCGCCCGATTTTTTTCAGGAGTGAACCCCATGAGTATGGTTGCCAGAACCAACCCCGGACCCGCAGAGGACGACATCACCGATACCGATGATGGTGATACCCGTATTTCAGCGGGCGCATTCTGGCCGGATATTGTGCTGCGTGAGCTGCGTCTGGCGGTACGACTGCCGGGCCGTGTGACCACCTCCCGCCTGCTGCATACCGCCACCGGGGCGGTGGCTCACGTTACCCGCGAGCTGGAAGCATGGCAGCAGGAACAGCAGGCGGCTGGCCATCAGACGCTGGCCGATGTTCCGGCACCCGTAATTAACGGAGAAAGCGTCAATCTCTGGCACTGGCGCAATGCTGTTTATACCGCCACACGCGCCCTGATTCTGGAGCGTTACCGCGATGCGGACACAACGGACAAGGGCGACCGCCGGGCGGACGCACTGGATATACAGACATCAGATTTGTGGCGCGATGTGAGCTGGGCCATCTCTGACATTCTGTGCCGCCCGCGAATCTTTGCGGAGTTGTGCTGATGAAAGTGAAGGCACTGGAAGGCGACACCGTGGATTCGCTCTGTTTCCGGTACTACGGCACGACGCAGGGCGTCACCGAAAAGGTGCTGGATGCCAACCCCGGACTCTGTCAGCAGGTATTTCTGGACGCCGGGCAGGACGTGGAGATGCCGGAGCCGGAGAAGAAGAAACGAGAAATGATTCAGTTGTGGGGGGAGTAGCAGTGAACACCATTCAAACAGGGATCACAGAGCAGGTTATTGCATGGCTCTTTGACCACCTGCCAACGGTGTATGCAGCAGGCGCGGCGGTCAGCATTTCCGCGCTGATGAGTCTTTATGACGGACGAACACTGGTTCAGACCGTAACGGGATCGCTGGCGTGCGGCGTTCTCGCCATGGCCGTGGCCGGGTCGTTGCGCTTCTTCGGTTTTCCTGAAGATGCCGTGACGTTTATCGGCGCATCAATCGGTTTTATGGGGGCAGAGAAAGCACGCGACAAGGTTATTGCGGCCTTTAATCGCAGGGTGAAGGAGAAGGACGAATGAGCAACACATTTAAATTCAGCAGCCGGAGCGAAAAGAATTTGCAGGGCGTAAATCCTGAGCTGGTGAAAGTGACCCGACGGGCACTGGAAATTTCGGAAGTGGATTTTGGTATCACCGAAGGGTTGCGCAGCCGTTACCGCCAGAAGCAACTTGTGGCCACGGGTAAGAGCCAGACCATGAACAGCCGCCACCTTACGGGGCATGCCGTGGATGTTGTGGCTTATGTCGGCAGCCAGGTGTCATGGGAATGGCCGCTGTACGAAAAAATCGCAGCAGCATTCAGACAGGCCAGCCGGGAACTGAATATTCCGGTGGAATGGGGCGGCGACTGGAAGACCCTGAAAGACGGACCGCATTTTCAGTTACCGCACGGAGTTTATCCGGCATGAAGCTCTGGCCCACGCTGGGCGTCGCTTTTCTTCTGATTGCCGCCTGGGGAGCATCCATGCGTCTGTCGTGGTCACTGGGCCGGGAGAACGCCAGAAACGAAGCGCAGGCCAGCACCCTGAAAAGTACCGTCGACACCCTGAATATCATCAGCGCCGGGGTACAGGATATGCAGCAGGTGCTGGCACAACTCCGCGCGGAAAATCAGCAACGCAATCAGGACGGAGAGGCCAGACGTGAACAGCTACGCAACGATATTGCAAAAGATGAATGCGCCCACGCTTTGCCTGACGCTCGTTTTACTGACAGGTTGCGCAGGCACGCAGAACGCGCCACGGCCAGCGCCGTCAGTCCGGCTTATACCGCAGACGCTGACCATACCGGTAACGCCTCCCCCCTTCCCTGACACTCCCACATGGGGAAATCTCGGTATATGGGGCGACCGCCTTCTGGATGCACTGGAAACCTGTAACGCGGATAAACGGGCCATTGAATTACTGGAACAGCGCAGGCTGCAACGACTGAACAACGAGGACAACAACCATGCTGAAAACTGATTCCCTGCGTGAAGCCATGACCCGTTCATGCCGATGGTGTCAGGCCAACCCGGAAAAATTCACCATTTTCGTGGAGAGCGGCAACATTGAAACGACCGGAGAAACGCCCTCGTTTGTTTACCGCTATCAGATGGTGATGTTTGTCATGGATTACGCCGGGGAGCTGGATGACCTCACGCTGCCGCTGCTGGCGTGGTTATCCGAAAATCAGCCACAGTTGTTGCTCAACCCTGAGCGTAATCAGGACATCAAATTCTCCGCCGTTATCAATGACGATGACAGCGCCGACCTCCTGTTTACGCTCCCCCTGCGGGAACGCGTTCGCATCACGCGCAACAGTCAGGGCACACCGCAGGCAGAACACCTGCCGGAGCCAAAACCCCGTCTGCCCTCTTCCGAAGGCGACTGGTCGCATGTATTCCAGGATGTGACGTGGGGTGAAAGCGATGGATAAGGCATTCACCCGCGTGGATGAAACCTTTGAGGCCATCCGCGACAGCCTGAATCAGCAGGCCATCAATAACATCGCCAGAAAGCTGGCACAGGATTTACGCCGCGCCCAGCAGGCGCGTATCCGGTCACAGAAAGCGCCGGACGGGACCGCGTGGACACCACGCAGACGCCGCGTAACCCGGATACAGGAACGCATTCGCTTTATCTGGAATAACGAAGCACGCACGCTGAAAAACTGGCATCACGACACGGGGAAATACGGGCGAACCATTACCGGGTGGGATGAGGATAAAAACAATATCCGCACGTTTTACCGGGATGACATCGACCGTTTTCTGGAAATACGCACCCGGCGCATCAACCAGGACAGCACCAGGCGCGTCCCCATGTTCGTAAAACTGCGCACCGCCCGCTACCTGAAAACCCGTGCAGATGCTTCCGGTGTGACGGTGGGTTACAGCGGCGTGGCCGCACGTATTGCACGCGTTCATCAGTTCGGTGAGCGCGATCAGGTTGCGCCGGGCATTTTCACCGATTACCCGGTACGTGAGCTGCTGGGTATCAGCCAGGCAGATGAGCGCCTGATTTATAACACGGTGCTGGGCCGGATTGCGGAGGCTGTACGGTGAGCGCAGAACTCATGCGACTGCTGAGCAATGTCATCCGCACCGGGATCATCTCTGAAGTTGATGAGAAGTCCTGGTGCGTGCGCGTTCGCAGCGGCGAACTGGAAACAGGCTGGTTACGCTGGAACACCACGCGCGCGGGAGCCTTCAATGTGTGGCTGCCGCCATCACCCGGCGAACAGGTGGTAATTGCCTGCATTGGCGGCAACCCGGAAACCGCCATGATAATTGGCAGCCTGTGGAGTGATGCCAGTCCGGCCCCCGGCAAAAGCCTGAAAGAAATCGTGGTCAGCGCGCCGGATGGCGCGGTGTTCCGCTACGACGCGGACGCAGGCGCACTGAGCGCCAGCGGCATGAAAACAGCCAGCCTGCAGGCATCCGTCAGCGTGACACTGGACACGCCCGTCGTGGAATGCACAAACCTTCTGAGAACGGCGACGCTTGACGTCACAAAAGGGGGAAAGATGAGCGGCAATATCACGCACAGCGGCGGCAATTTCACCTCAAACGGCATCACAGTGCATACGCATAAGCACGGTGGCGTTAAAGGTGGCAGCGATTCGACAGGAGGCCCGCAGTGACAACCCGCTACACAGGAATGAACCCGGACGGGACGGGAAACCTGAACGATATGGAGCACCTGAAACAGTCAGTCAGGGACATCCTGACCACCCCGCTGGCAAGCCGGGTTATGCGACGGGAATATGGCAGCCTTTTGCCTGATTTGATTGACGAACCCATGAATAACACCACGCGTCTGCAATGCATGAGTGCTGCCGTGATTGCACTGACACGATGGGAACCCCGCATTGCCCTGGACGCCATCGACGTTGTCTGGAAGGCAGGAGGCCGCGCCGGGGTGACGCTGTCGGGCACTGTCATGCAGACCATGCAGAATGTTGAATTAACCATCACGCTGAGGGAGTAAATCATGCCCGCCGTTGACCTTTCCCAGTTACCGGAACCCGCCATCATCGCGGAGCCTGACTTTGAAGCAATTCTGGCTGACACAAAAGCCATGATGATTGCGTCCTATCCCGCCGAACAGCGTGAAGCCGTTTCCGCCGCGCTGGAGCTGGAATCGGAACCCCTTAACGTTATCGCCCAGACAACAGCGTTTCGTGAAATGCTGTTACGCCAGCGGGTCAATGAGGGTGCACGCGCCTGCATGTTAAGCCACAGCGCCGGGACAGACCTGGACAACCTCGCGGGCAATATGAACACAAAGCGCCTGGTTATCACTCCGGCAACGGATACCACCGACGCGGTGATGGAGAGCGACACCTCGCTTAGACTGCGGGCGCAGCGGGCGTACGACGGCCTGAGTGTTGCTGGCCCGTCAGGTGCATACGAGTATTTTGCCCGCAGCGCCAGCGGTCTGGTGCGTGATGCGCGGGCTATCAGTCCGTCTCCGGCCAATGTGACGGTTTCCATCCTGTCCACTGAAGGCGACGGCACAGCAACGGAGGCGTTGCTTAATACCGTTCGCGCCGTTCTGAATGCAGAGGATACCCGCCCGGTGGCCGACCGCCTGACGGTACAGAGCGCCAGAATCGTGACATGGCGGCTGAATGCAAAACTGTACTTTTACCCCGGCCCGGAATCCGAACCTATTCTGGCCGCAGCTGAATCGTCGTTCAGGAAGTGGCTGGCTGAGCAGGGGCTTATCGGTCAGGACGTGGCGTTGTCCGCCATTGCTGCCGCACTGCATGTGCACGGTGTGCAACGCGTGGAGATAATCGAACCCACACAGAATATGGCCATCAGCGACATACAGGCGGCGCGCTGTGAGTCATTCACCATCAGCGAAGGTGGGCGTAATGAGTAATTCACTGTTACCGCCATCAGCCAGCAATTTCATGCGTTGCGCCGAAGCTGTCGGAGCGCGCATTACAGACATCCCGGTAGACCTCAACACGCTGTGGTCACCGGACACCTGCCCGGTGCATCTGCTGCCTTATCTCGCCTGGGCATTTTCCGTTGACCGCTGGGATCGCAACTGGCCGGAAGAGACAAAGCGACAGGTGATTCGTGATGCATGGCTGATACACCGACACAAAGGGACCATCAGCGCACTGCGCCGGGCCATTGAGCCGCTGGGATACCTCATTCGCGTGTCTGAGTGGTGGGAGTTCGGCGGAGAACCGGGAACATTTACCGTTGAAGTCGGCACGCTGGACAGTGGCGTGACGGAGGAAATGTATCTGGAAATGGAGCGGTTGATTGCTGATGCCCGCCCGGCCAGCCGCCACATGACAGGGCTGAATATCATTCAGGAGATCCCGGGGGATATTTTCGCGGCGGCAGCAACTTACGACGGTGAAGTCATTACCATTTATCCGGACGATTAAGCATGAGTACCACAACACGAAAATTTAAAACCGTTATCACCGATACGGGTGCAAAAAAATTAGCGCAGGCAGCCGCGCCAGATGGTAAGCCTGTCTGCCTGACTCATATGGCCGTGGGCGACGGTGGCGGCACGTTGCCCACACCAGACAGTAAGCAGACCCGTCTGGTGCATGAGGTGTGGCGACACACTGTTAATCGCGTCATCCTGGACGCAACACATCAGAACCGCATTATTGCGGAGCTGGTTATTCCTCCTGAAACGGGCGGATTCTGGATCCGGGAAATTGGTGTATTTGATGAGCACGGCGATTTAATCGCGGTGGGCAATACTGCCGAAAGTTACAAGCCAGCCGTTGCCGAAGGGTCCGGTCGTGCACAAACGTTTCGCACCATTCTGACCGTATCCAGCACTGCCACCGTGGCGCTTACCGTGGATAACACCATGGTGATGGCCACAGTGGATTACGTGGATGACAAACTGAAAGAGCATGAACGGTCACGACGTCACCCGGACGCCTCGCTGACCGCAAAAGGCTTTGTTCAACTCAGTAGCGCCACTAACAGCACATCTGAAACGCAGGCTGCAACGCCGAAAGCATTAAAGGCAGCATATGACCTGGCTAATGGCAAATACACCGCACAGGACGCTACCATTGCGCGGAAAGGGATAGTTCAGCTCAGTAGCGCCACCAACAGCACGTCTGAAACGCAGGCTGCAACGCCGAAAGCAGTAAAGGCCGCGTATGACCTTGCTAACGGAAAATATACTGCGCAGGATGCCAGCACGACGCGAAAAGGCCTTGTCCAGCTCAGTAGCGCCACCAACAGCACGTCTGAAACGCAGGCTGCAACGCCGAAAGCAGTAAAGGCCGCGTATGACCTTGCTAACGCAAAATATACCGCTCAGGACGCCACGACGGCACAAAAAGGGATAGTCCAGCTCAGTAGTGCCACCAACAGCACGTCTGAAACACTGGCCGCGACACCGAAAGCGGTTAAGGCGGTAATGGATGAAACGAACAAGAAAGCGCCTTTAAACAGTCCTGCGCTGACCGGAACGCCAACAACGCCAACTGCGCCAAAAGGGACTAATAATACTCAGATCGCAAGCACGGCTTATGTGATGGCCGCGATTGCCGCACTTGTAGACTCGTCGCCTGACGCACTGAATACGCTGAACGAGCTGGCGGCGGCGCTGGGCAACGACCCGAATTTTGCGACCACCATGACTAACGCGCTTGCGGGTAAGCAACCGAAAGATGCCACCCTGACGGCGCTGGCCGGGCTTGCTACTGCGGCAGACAGGTTTCCGTATTTTACGGGGAATGATGTCGCCAGCCTGGCAACCCTGACAAAAGTCGGGCGGGATATTCTTGCGAAATCGACCGTTGCCGCTGTTATCGAATACCTCGGTTTACAGGAAACGGTAAATCAGGCTTCTGGCGCATTACAGAAAAAACAGAACGGCGCAGATATTCCGGGAAAAGATACCTTCACCAAAAATATTGGTGCCTGCCGCGCATATAGCGCATGGCTGAATATTGGTGGCGATAGTCAGACCTGGACAACCGCACAATTCATTTCGTGGCTGGAGAGTCAGGGGGCATTTAACCATCCTTACTGGATGTGCAAAGGCTCATGGGCTTATGCAAACAATAAGGTCATTACAGATACAGGTTGCGGAAATATTTGTCTTGCAGGTGCAGTGGTGGAAGTTATTGGCACTCGCGGCGCAATGACCATACGCGTTACTACGGCGAGTACGTCCAGCGGCGGCGGAATTACTAACGCTCAATTCACCTATATTAATCATGGTGATGCTTATGCTCCTGGCTGGCGACGAGACTACAACACGAAAAACCAGCAGCCTGCATTTGCTTTAGGGCAAACAGGAAGCAGGGTTGCAAATGATAAAGCTGTTGGCTGGAACTGGAATAGCGGCGTTTATGATGCAGATATCAGTGGCGCATCGACATTAATCCTCCACTTTAATATGAATGCGGGGAGTTGCCCTGCTGTACAGTTCCGCGTGAATTATAAAAACGGCGGTATCTTTTATCGTTCAGCGCGTGATGGTTATGGCTTTGAAGCTAACTGGTCAGAGTTTTACACCACAACCCGCAAACCCTCTGCGGGGGATGTTGGTGCATATACGCAGGCAGAATGTAACTCAAGGTTTATTACAGGTATTCGCCTGGGCGGTCTGTCATCTGTTCAGACATGGAATGGTCCCGGCTGGTCTGACAGGTCAGGTTATGTCGTTACGGGTTCAGTTAACGGAAACCGTGATGAATTAATTGATACAACTCAGGCAAGGCCAATTCAGTATTGCATTAATGGAACGTGGTATAACGCGGGGAGTATTTAATTATGATGCACTTAAAAAATATTACTGCTGGCAACCCTAAAACAAAAGAGCAATACCAGCTAACAAAGCAATTTAACATCAAATGGCTTTATTCAGATGATGGAAAAAACTGGTATGAGGAACAAAAGAACTTTCAGCCTGATACGTTGAAAATGGTCTATGACCGTAACGGCGTTATTATTTGTATTGAAAAGGATGTTTCAGCAATTAATCCAGAAGGCGCAAGCGTCGTTGAGGTTCCTGATATTACAGCAAATCGCCGGGCTGATATTTCGGGTAAATGGATGTTCAAAGATGGCGTAGTGGTAAGGCGAACTTATACCGAGGAAGAGCAGAGGCAGCAGGCGGAAAATGAAAAGCAAAGCCTGCTACAGCTCGTCAGGGATAAAACCCAGCTATGGGACTCACAGCTACGGCTGGGCATCATTTCCGACGAGAATAAACAAAAATTAACAGAGTGGATGCTCTTTGCGCAGAAAGTCGAATCTACAGACACTTCCAGCTTGCCAGTAACGTTTCCCGAACAACCAGAATGAGAGAAGGCCCGATATCGGGCCTTAATTTTTACTCAGGCTTTTGTGGCCATTCGGGCTTTGCCGTATCCACACGGCTGACCATAACACTGTAGCGTTCCCATGCTTCCAGTCGGCTACGCTCTTCATCCGTCGCCATATTCAGCCTGACAGCGCGTTCCAGTGGCTGAATAACGCTTTCAGCTTCAGAAATCAACGCGGCCTTTTGTGATTCGGCCTGTTGTTGCTGTTCGTCAGCCGTATAAATCCGCTTAATCACAGCACCATCCTTAAACATCCATTTACCTGAGTCATCAGCACGTCGGTTGGCGGTAATATCAGGAACCTCGACAACGCTAAAACCTTCAGGGTTAAGCGTGGAGGCATCTTTGGTGATGGCGACAATAATATTATTTTCGTCGTATACAATCTTTATGGTGTCGTCCTGAAAGTTATTTACTTCCTCATACCAGTTTTTACCGTCTTCTGTATATAACCAGATAACATCAAAATTCTTTGTTAGCTGATATTGCTCTTTTGTTTTTGGATTTCCTGACTTAATATTTTTTAAATGCTGCATAATTTACACCTGTGCGACGTTATACCATGTGCCATTGATGTATTTTTGTATTGGTCTGAAGATGGCTTCATCATCGCCATCTACTTCACCAATGATTCTTAATCCGGTAATTGCGTGTCCGGCTTTTTCATAACGACCACCACGCGCCATCAATTGAACAACACGCGTACCCAGGCGAACATCTTTCACATAACGGGAATCAAAGTTACCGTAATCCGAGGGGTTAACACGCCCTGTAATATTTATGGTTTTATTACTTTGAATGCTGCCGGAGACAAAGCGCATAACATGGACGTTATTCGCATAAACATCCAGATACCCGTCGCCATTTTGTTTAAATCCCGTGTCATTATCACCCAAAACAATCGAGTTACCACCAAGAGCACTGGATGTTCCGATGCCCAGTGCACCATTCAATTGACCGCCAGATAATGACAACGCCCCAACCTCAGCAGCAGTCGGTTTAATGTGCGAACTGTAAATTACATATACAGTTCCATCTGTCAGGCCTGTTGGTTTATTCGCTGTATAAGTTGGTGATGTATGAATCGTTACGCTGGCGTTACTGGTATAATCCCACTGAATATTAACACCTGTGGCGTAATTACCTATTTCAACATAAACATCATAGGTATTACCGGATGTATTCACCCATGCAAAATTAGTAAATCCAACCGATGTCCGTCGCCATAATGCACCAGTAATACCTTTTGGATTCCCATTTCCGGCACGCAGAACCAGCTCAGAGATGCCTGCTTGATGCGAGGAGCCAACGTTATACCCTGCGCCACCAATCAGGCTTATGTAAATCACGGAACTGGCTTGTGGCATTGTTACAGTTGCCAGTTTGAACCATCCAGCACCACCACTAAAAGACATGGTTGTTGAATTTGTTGTGCCGATATTACGCAGGAATAGTTTTTTATCGGGAATATCTGCGCCGTTCTGTTTTTTCTGTAATGCGCCAGAAGCCTGATTTACCGTTTCCTGTAAACCGAGGTTTTAGATAATGGCCGTTTCTGGCCTGCATGGCATGATTTGCGCTTTTGGACGGGAGATTCAGTGTGCTGATTGGCTATGTAAGGGTATCAACAAATGACCAGAATACAGACCTGCAACGAAACGCTCTTGTTTGTGCAGGATGTGAACAAATATTTGAAGATAAATTAAGCGGGACAAAGACAGACCGACCGGGATTAAAACGCGCTTTAAAGCGCCTTCAACAAGGTGACACGCTGGTTGTCTGGAAACTGGATCGCCTCGGGCGAAGCATGAAACATCTGATTTCTCTCGTCGGGGAACTACGGGAGCGAGGGATTAATTTTCGCAGTCTGACCGACAGCATAGATACATCTTCTCCAATGGGGCGTTTTTTCTTCCACGTGATGGGTGCCCTGGCTGAAATGGAACGTGAATTAATTGTAGAGCGTACACTGGCCGGTCTGGCAGCAGCACGCGCACAAGGACGCACAGGCGGACGTCGCCCGAAGCTGACAATAGAACAGAATGAGCAAATAGCAAGGCTGATTAAAAACGGGCACGACAGAAAACAACTGGCAATAATTTACGGCATTGGTACATCGACGATTTATCGTTACCACCCCGCAGGAGAATCAAGCGGAACAATTGAGAAGAGTAAACAAAATAACCGCTAATCTGGCCATTAGCGGTTTTTGTGTTAAATCAGAACAGCCCTTTAACTGAACTGGCCGCGCTGTTAAGAGATGATGTCACTTTATCTTTGAAGCCGGACAGCATATCGCTGAACGATGAGGATTGCAGACGCTCCCGCAAATCCTCATCACAGCGTTCAAGGGTCAGTGAAAATTCTATTTTTTTCGCCTTACCGTAGCGATCAAATTCAGAGCGGGTCGTACTCGTTTCGGTCAGGACATACATGCCGTAAATCTGCCCGACGCCATCAATCAGAGGCCAGGGGCGTCCTGTATATGCCTGCGTGGTCAGCAGCGACAGCGACACTTCGCCACCTGTAATTTCAGGATAAAGCACGCCTGAAAGCACGATGCGATCATCACCTGCACCGATATACTGCCAGCTTGCTGAACGGTTAACGCGTTCATTTTTCACATGCCGCCAGCTTTTGTTTTGCTGTAACTGCTGATGCGGCAATGTGCGCAGCTCAAAAACAAACATGCCGTAGATCATCATCATGGCCATGACTCCTCAATCTTTATCGTAAAAACTGCCACGCCCGGCACGGGCGCGCCGTTCCATTTCTGCCCTGACCATTTCGCCAACCAGTTTCGCCAGTTCGCGGGGATTCTGTGTAACAACGTTATGCAGATGAACATGAATTTCACCACCAAATCCGGAGGCAACAGGCTCCCGATTACGGGAAGTTGCAGGAACTGATGCCACTGGCGATCGTATGGCCTCCGCCACCGGGCGGGAGCTGGCCGCAACAACAGGGACCAGCGCCGGAGGCAGCGGAGCCGGAACCACGGGTGTGATATTAATTGCGGGGGCAGGCTTACTGACCTGCGCAATCTTCCGCTCCTGCCACTCCCCACGAACAGCAAGTGCGCGGGGCAGGTTCTTAAAGACAATATCGCCGGGGCCAATGCGTTTTTTCGTCTCATCAACCAGCTTACCTGTGTTATCAGCAATTTTGCTGAGTCTGCGCAGCGTACCGGTATTGTTGTCTGTGAGCGGTTTGTTGTCTTTGGGTTTATCGCCTTTTTTGTCGTCGACCTTATCTGACGGGGCCGGGCCGGGAGTCCATGGTTTCTGAACCATTTTCTTGAGAACCGGATCCCATTCCCACATTACAGGAGCCTTTGAAGCGTTCTCTATTTTCTTTCTCGCCCGTTCCGCTTCATCCGGAAGCACTCCGAGCTTTTCAAGTATCCACGCCAGTGAATCCATCAATGCTTTTGTTGGCGTCAGGACAAGCTCTATCGCTCCACCGAGTACCCTGCCGAATACCTCGCCAGCACTGGTACATTTATCCAGCGTTTCCTTGCCGGACTCCATCGGTGACAGCAGCGATTTAAACCAGTTAAAGACCTGAATGATCCCATCGCGCACGACATCAAAAACAGGACCGAACCGTTCAAAGGTTTCGCGCAACGGAGCCAGCCGTTCCATAATCCCACTGAACACCCCTGCATAAAACGCCTTGATGGGTTCCCAGTATTTCCAGATGAGAACCGCCGCAGCCACAAACGCAGCAGCAATCAATCCGACCGGGCTGAGCAGCGCCCCGATAGCGCCCCCCAGTAACGAAACGGAACCCGTCACCATTCCCCATAGTGCTGGCAGGAGCCTGACAGCATTCATTGATCCGGTCAGGAGGGAAAAGCCAAGACGCAGTTTTACCAGCGGGCCAGCAAGCACACCAATAGCCAGCGACAACGAGCCGACCGTTGCAGTCATCGCCAGCAACGCCCCACCTGCAATCAGTAGCTGGCGCGTCAGTGCCGGATGGGCCTGCGCCAGCGCCGTCACCTTTGATACCACCCGCGTGAGCCACTGCGTGACAGAACGCAGCGGACCGTCAATCAGATCTGCAATGCGGATGCGCAACCCTTCCCATGCACTGCCGAGTGATTTCAGATCGCCGTCAAGGTTGTTGGCCATAACCTTTGCCGTGCGTTCAGCCTCACCGCGTGCGCCTTCAAGTTCTTTTCTCAGTTTAGGTAAGGATCCGTCACCTGCCGCATCAACGAGGGCCATAAATGATGTGAAAGCCTCTTCTCCGGCAATGTCCTTAAAGAACGATACCCGATCAACTTCCCCGTATTTGCGGGTGGCTTTATAAAGGTCGGCCAGTACATCCTCCATCGGGCGCATTTTGCCGTTTGCGTCAGAGACAGCCACACCCAGCTCTTTCAGCGCCTCTGCTGCCGCCTTTGGCGGTGATGCCAGACGAGCCAGGCTGGCACGCATTGCCGTCCCGGCATCACTTCCCCTGATACCCATATTCGCCAGCACGCCCGCCATCGCTGCGGCCTGCTCCAGCGATATTCCCAGCTTACCCGCCACCGGACCTGCATATTTCATGGTTTCGCCCAGTGCGCGAAGGTCAGTGTTGGTACGGGTAAACGCTGCGGTGAGCGTGTCACCGACCCGGTCCATCTGGTCAGCAGAAAGGCCGAACTGCGTCAGGATATTTGAGCCAATATCCGCCGTCTCGCCGAGATCCATACCGCCAGCCGTTGCCATGCTCAGCACGCCGGGAAGCGCAGCCTGAATGGCCTGTGGTGTGAAGCCAGCCATTGCAAGAAATGCCTGTCCACTGGCGGCATCTCCAGCGGTGAACTGCGTTTCAGAGCCAAGTTTTAACGCCTGCTCACGCAGCGCCTTAAACTGCGGGCTGTTCTGGTCGATTCGCGTCAGTGCCTGAACGCGGGACATCTCTTTCCCGAACCCGATCGCGGGCTGTAAAAAACGCCCGGCAGCATAGCCGCCCGCCGCTGCCGCACCTGTTGCCAGCGCACCACCTGTTTTCAGTTTCCCCGCAGTTTCCTGCGAGCGCGAATACCGCTCACGCGCCCGCGTTACACGCGCAAGCGCCTGCCGTTCGCGTTCAAGCTGGTTGTTGTACTGTTCGGTGCGTCTGATGGCCTGCTGGATGGTGTTATCGCTGCCTGTCAGGGAAATGCCGTGGCGTTTCAGCTCTCCGCCAAGCTCCCGCATTTTCTGAATTTCCCGTGCGCGCGATTCATTCAGGCGTTCAAGCCGGGTGCTTAACTGCTGCATCAGCTTTTGTTGTTTTTCGCTGAGCACTGTACCCGTGCGTTGTAACTGATTAAGGGCGTTAAGCTGGCGTCGTGCTTTCACGATGCCCGCATCCGCTGTACTGACAGCGTCGCGGGCACGCTCAAATGAACGCGCCTGACGCTCGAGATTTTTGATCGCCCCCTGCGTTCGCTGGATGGAGTCACCAAACTGCCCCATCAGGCGGCGGGCGTTTTCGGCAGGCCGGGTCAGCCTGTCAACGGCGCTGAAAGCGACCCGGATATCAAGAGTCTTCATTATCTGCATTCCCGCTGCGAAGTGCCGCCCGCTCGCGCCAGCTAACCACTTCGCCGGGCGTCATCATGAAGATTTCGGCGGGCGACCAGTTAAAAATGGCGGCAATATCCGCCACCAGATCTTCGATGTGCTCAAAGCACACCAGGGTGATTACGCTGCCGTCTCCTGCACGCTCTTCGCGCCAGAGTCTGGCTCGCTCATAAAATTTACAGCCACAGCGCACAACTGAATAAAATCGCGTGACGACATTTTTTTAATCATCACTTCATCCAGTCGTGGCGAGGTCACGCGAGGCAACAGCGTAAACATGGTATCCGCTTTCAGATTCAGCACATCAGACAGCGACAGACCACGCAGGGATCCAGCCTGCTCAATAGCCCCGGTGATCTCCACATACGTGATTTTTTCGCCACCACGCTCAATTGGTCGGGTCAGTTTTACGCCACGTTCGACAGCCATATCCTCACCTGCCGTCACATCATCCGCCACGGTGTTATTCCGGGTTTCAGTATCGATGTCTTTCATCAGTTGTCTCCTTTTCAGTCAGAGGCGACGCACTGCGCCGCCTGCATATTACTTATCAGCCAAGCCCAAGCGCGGAACGGATGCGATCGGGCACAATGTCCTTGCCGTCCTTCCGGTAAATGAAGTTCAGCAGGTCAATCTCCCACAACGGGCGATCGTTAACACTCAGCTTGTAGTAGGTGTTTTTAATGGCGTAAGTGTGTGATGTGGCTTCGCCCTGTTTGGCTTCCCCCATATCAATTTCCGTCACACGTCCGCGCATTTCGACTTCATACAGGTCGCTTTCTGCATCGGTGTAGTATTCACCCGCAAAACGCAGCAGCGTGCCGTCAATCGTGCCGCCATACTTAAGAAACAGCTCACGAACTGCGCCCCCCATGACAAAGCTCGCATCAAGCGCGGAGTCGTCCAGACCGAGATCAATACTTACCGCCCCCATCATGCCACCACCCCGGTAGCTGTCGGTTTTGCGCGTCAGTTTAGGCAGGGTGACGGACGTCACCTTACCCACTTCGTTTTCACCATCCACAAACAGCGTAAAAAAGCGAAGATGTTTTGGCACAGCCATCAGGCACCTCCCAGCACCGCAAATGCGGGTTCAAAGTATTCATCAGTAAACGTCTGGTAAAGCTCCATGTCTTCCAGTGGCGGAACGGGCGTATATTTGTAGCGAATACGCACACGTCCCTGACGTAAATCCGTGGTGCCGTTATCCACCACGTCATACCAGCACGACGCCCCAATCAGTTTCCCGGCAGTCACCAGCGAATCCAGTTTTGCCCTGATGGCACTGATAACATCTTTCACGTTCGCAGGCGTCAGTGGACTGTCGATGGTTTCAAACTGCGCTTCCGCAATTGAATCAGCCAGCACCTGTGCGGTTCGGGTATACACCTCAAAGATGTAGGCGTTCGTTTCCGGTGTGCGGTTGCCCCAGAAGCGGAACCCGTTGCGACGAATAATGGTCGTGATTTCTTTGTTATTGAGGCTGTTGGCATCGCTGTCTTCGGCCTGCAACGACCAGAACACATGCCGGGACATCCCCAGCACATTTTTAACCGGAACGTTGGACAGTGATTTGTGCCAGCCCTGCTCATGGTCAATGTACGCACGAAGGCCGCACGCATAAGCAGGCGCGGGGAACGTTTCGTTTTTGCCACTTTTCGGGTTGTAGGCGATGAAGTCCGGCCATAAGAGCATCACCTCACGTTCGTTGAATTTCTGGCGGTAGGTAATCGCCTCAGCCATCGTGTTACAGCCGTGACATGAGGCATACACAAACGCGCGCAGTTTACCCGCAATCACGCACAGGGATTTTGTTACCGCCTCCGTGTCCAGCTCCGGCGCGGCCAGAATACGCGGACGGTATCCGATGCTTTCATCCTGCTCTGCAACAAGCAGCGCATACATCCCCGTATAGCTGCCGTCAGATTCAGAACCACCGATAACCAGTTGATCCTGCGTTTTTCCGTCTTCTTCTTTGTGTTCAGCCACGCGAACGACGATCACCTTTGTGCTCACCTGGTCTGCGATGGCCTTAAGCGCACGATAAAGCGTCCCCGTTGTCCCGCATTTTCCCAGCACGTCATTGACGCGGGTCAGCAGTGTGGGCTTGTTCAGCGGGAACAGCTTCGCGTCCGCATCATCCGCCGTTGCCACGATACCGATAACGCTGGAATCAACATCGTTAATCGCTGTTACCAGGTCGGTATTTTCCGTAACACGGGCACCATGAAAACGAGTTTCACTCATAGCTTCAGCCCCTTGTATCCGTTAAATGATTCGGCAACAATCATCACCCACCACGCGCGTAATCTCACCCCTGCGCCGTTCTCCCGCCACGGCGACAACAAAAAGCAGTAACCCCCTCCGCACGCACATGCGACCATGCCGCACAGGGAGGGAGCAGATGACCGACACCACCATGCAATTGCTCAGTCAGGGCACAGACCCCGTAAAAATGCCGGATTTTGATATTCTCGCGGAGGGTAAAACGCTGTCAGGCGTGGCAGAGCGCCTGATGAGCCTGTCACTGACCGACAACCGGGGATTTGAGGCGGACCAGCTCACCATCACGCTGGATGATGCGGATGGTCAGTTGCTGCTACCGCCACGGGGCGCGCGCCTGACGGTTCTCATTGGCTGGAAAGGAGAACCGCTGACAGAAAAAGGCACTTACATTGTTGATGAAATCGCTCACGAAGGACCGCCGGACAGGCTGACTGTTTCAGCCAGAAGCGCAGATTTTCGGGATGAATTTAACGTTAAACGTGAGGTGTCCTGGCATGATGTGACCGTTGAGCGTGTGGTATCCGCCATCGCTCATCGGTATGGTCTGAAACCGCAAATCAGCGAAATGCTGATGGATATCGAAATCGACCACGCCGACCAGACCGAAGAAAGCGACATGTCCTTCCTTACGCGCATGGCGGAAATGCTGGGCGCAATCACCACGGTAAAAAGCGGCAATCTGTTATTCATCATGCCCGGCGGTGGCGTGAACGCACAGGGCCAGCCGTTGCCATCGTTCGCCATCACACGCAGCAGCGGCGATCGCCATCAGTTCCGCATTGCTGACCGCGAAGCGTATACGGGGGTACGCGCTTACTGGCTTGATCTTAATTACGGGAAAAAGAAAAAAGTCAGCGTGAAACGCCGCAAACCGCCAAAACCGAAAAAAGAGAAAAGCAGCAGCCGTGAAGGTGATTATATGGAAGGCGCGGAAGGCAATGTGTTTGTGTTACGCAAGACTTATCAGAACGAGCAGGCAGCAAGACGCGCAGCGGCGGCAAAGTGGCAACAACTACAACGCGGAGCCGCATCATTCTCCATCACGCTGGCACGTGGACGAGCAGAACTCTACCCCGAAATGCATGGCACGGTAACAGGATTTAAAAGCGAGATTGATAATCAGGACTGGATTATTGCAAAAGCCGGGCACACCATTGATAACAGCGGCTTTACCACGCAGCTTGAGCTTGAGGCAAAAATCCCGGAATGGATAGCGGAAACAGAGTGAGCAACTTAGAATAGCGGCAGCACCACGTTAAGGGAGGTCGCTATGTTCCGTTGTCCGCTTTGTGGCGCATCTGCCCGTATCCGCACCAGTCGTCCGGAAAATGATTCAAACACCGTGCGGCAAAAGTATTACCAGTGTAACAACCTGGAATGCGGCGTATGCTTCTCAACACTGGAAGCTTTCCATAAATTCACATCGAAACACGCCTCCGGCGTTCACTCATCAGAAGGTATCCCGTGGCATGAGCTGCCAGCTTCACACAGGGGAAACAATCAGATGAGTTTGCCTTTACCTCAGAATTAACAGGCAGAATTGCCGGAGTAACAAAAAAGCGATAGATTACGTGCGGGTGCCTTTCGGCTGATGGTCGGAGGGAATACCCGAAGGCCGGATGTGGAAAGGCCCCGGAAAACATTTCTGTTTAACCGAGGCCCTAACCCGTCAACCTAGCAAGTGATAGGTTAGCGCCTCTCCAACAAAGGAGCAAGCGCTATGTCGCAAAAATCGCTTACGGCCATCACGTTCTGCGTGACGGTAATCCTCATCATCTGGATGCTGCACGGTTCGCTGTGTGAAATACGGATGAGCTTCTGGGGAGCGGAGTTTGCGGCGTTCTTACAGTGTAAGCAGTAAGGAAACCGCGACGGGGAGGCAACTCCCCGTCAATCGGTTGCTAGGGTAAGGCCGATAAGGCACCCTATCTCATTGGCATGAATAACAACCCCGCAGCGTAAAAACTGCGGGGTTTCTTTTTGGAACTCTCACTAGCTAGTGAGCTGTTAACTGCACAAAATGCTCGCACAACAAATCAGTTAAAAGAGATTACTCAGCATTCTCCTGCTTCCATTGCCGGATCATTTCATCGGTAACATCTCTTTCATAACATACCACGTCATACCCTCCAGTACGGCTATATGCACTGCGTCCACCACATCTACTACCATTCCTTGCATGATTATACGGACACGCACAATTGCCTGGATAAGATTCAATGGATTCTTTAATTATTTCTTTCTTGATCTGAGCATCTGACTTTCCTGTTGCTGCATACCCACTAAAAGATACCAAACAAAGGCAGATTGCCATTAATAAACCACATCGCATACCGATACACTCTATTACTAACCAATCATAGCCCACATCATAAAATCGAGATGAGGAGTACAACACCTTTAACAAGAAGGTGCAATCACGATAATATGCCGTGCAATTCATCAAAAAAAAGATCTATATCAAAGAGATAGAGTTATTATCAGTGCTGCAGACATCAGCATTCGAGGCAGCAGAAAGACAGTAAATCTAACGAATTTGTCTTTTCTCAGGATGTTGTCAGATTAAAAAAGATAGAGTAGCGCAGACACCTTTTGGTGGATGGTAGGAGGAAAAATGAAGTTGAGTGGGAAGATCCCAGAAAAAACTTTGGTTTAACCAAGGCCCTAGTTCAATATGCGAAATGCAGATGAGTTGCAGGAGAGTTTTGCTTCACCCTTAGAGTTTAAACAGACGTGTACTATCATTATTTCTGCATATCGCCACACCATCGCCACTTTACCGCCATTTAACAAAATACAAATACAAAAAAACCACCCGAAGGTGGTTTCACGACACTGCTTATTGCTTTGATTTTATTCTTATCTTTCCCATGGTACCCGGAGCGGGACTTGAACCCGCACAGCGCGAACGCCGAGGGATTTTAAATCCCTTGTGTCTACCGATTCCACCATCCGGGCTCGGGAAGAAAGTGGAGGCGCGTTCCGGAGTCGAACCGGACTAGACGGATTTGCAATCCGCTACATAACCGCTTTGTTAACGCGCCAAATTCTTCAGGCCTTTCAGCCAGACATCCGCTTGAGGCCGATGTCTTTTAAACTGGAGCGGGAAACGAGACTCGAACTCGCGACCCCGACCTTGGCAAGGTCGTGCTCTACCAACTGAGCTATTCCCGCATTCATCAAGCAATCAGTTAATCACTTGATTTTATTATCGTCTGGCAATCAGTGCCGCCGTTCGATGCGTTGCATTCTACTTACCTGGCGCGATGAGTCAACGATATTTTTCACCACTTTTGATCGTTTGCTGAAAATTACGCCGAAACGA